TTGTCATCCATCCTAGTCATCCTTTGGGTCTAGGGGTTCCTCAAGGTCTACCTCAATGTCACCCACTAATTCTTCCGCCCTGTCCAACAGGGTCTCTAGCTCGTTATTTGCTTCTGGTCCATTCAATACTTCAAACCCCTTGTCCTCAAGGTTGGTCAGGACAGTGTTGTTGTACGCAGATATACGCCCGTAGTTTAGGACAGAGAGTTGGTACGAGGAGCCCTCCTTATTGACGATGTATGAACAATCCTCAAAGTCTACAGTGCGTACCTTTGAGTTCAACCGCCAGCTATCCCCGTCGAGGTAGCCACCTGTCCATGAACAGAAGACCCTGAGGTCTCCTTTGTGTTTACCTAAGACCCATCCGTGCGGAATGTAATCTACTTTATATTTCTCGTGGTACATCTCTATGTCTCCATGTTAGAGTACCTAGGACAATAACGAATACTGCCCTAGGTTTCCTCATTTCTCTGTCTCCCCTAGTGCTGCGCGGGCTGCTTTTATTACGGGGTCGATGTAGCTATCAAATACAGGCACCCACATTGTATCAACTAAGTCAGCAATTTTTGGCTGTAGGTTCGTAAGGTTATCGTCCGCAAGTTTCACAACCGCCCGCAGCTTGTCCAGCGCCGCCTCTGCCTCTTTCTGCGCCTCTAGTGCATCCTGCGCTTGGCCAAGGTCGGCCAGTGATTGCATATGTGCTTCCCTTAGATCGGCTTTTAGCTTGACGTTCTCTTCCTGAAGGTCTTTGACCCACTGTATTTCTTCACTTGTGTCACTCATGATCCGTATTCCCTTCGTAGTGTCTCAAGCGATACAAACGATGCATCGTAACTTCCCTCGGAAATATCCCTTTTGATGACCACGCCCGACCACCAGTCGTCATTAGCTTGTCCTGCCCAACTTTCCTTCGCGCCCTTGTAGCAGCCGACAACAAGCCCCGTAGCGCCCTTAGTACCGACAGCATCCTTAAAGTACATATCACGTTTATGACTATGACCAACAGTGGTGCTACGGTAGCGCCTCTGGATAAGTCCATAAGCATGATGAATGCCAGAGAGAGCCCTCCCAAAGTTACCAGCGCCAACGAAGTGAGCGTAGTCCACACCATCGTAATTATGGATTTTGGGGGCTCCGTATTCATACTCATGGTACTCCTGAAACCACTTGTTTGTGTTCAAGTGCTTGAAACTCACGCCATACCTGACCCCCTCTAATCTAGGGTCGAACTCGATGGCTCTCTTGATGCGCTGCTCGTGGTTGCCCTCGAAGCCAAACCATGCTGGCTTCTTACGCTTGTGCTTGGTGAACTCATGACGCAGACGCTCCTGACTATCGTTGTAGACGTCAATGTCACGCTCGTATGACTGGGCTACCAGAGCATCAGGCTTACGGCTGTCAAAGCTGTTCAGGGAGCGCATGTCCGCGCCATCCCCTAGGTCCACTACATAATCAGGCTTAACGTCGTACAGGAGCTTCCCTAGCCACGTGAAGCGATCGTTACATACCTTAGGGTCGGCGTGACCACAAGACCATACTACTGCTGTCTTACTCATCCTTCGTCCCTTCCTAGGGCTAGCTCTAGCTCATCCTCAAGAAAGTCATCGAACAACTCAAGGTCATCCGACAACACCATGTCAATGTCATCATAGGCGTCTTCGAGCGTGTCGTAGTAGATGTGCTCGACGTCCTGTGACCCATCGTCATCAACGACAAGGCAGATGTTATAGTAGACTTCAGCCGACCCAAGGTACTTGGTGTACGGACCGTCCAGTACTTCCACAATTTTGCTCACGACTTCTTCCTTTCTCTGGTCCAGCCCCTAGGGATCATTCCCGTAGCGTACTGGAAACCATATTGGTCACACCAAGAACCGTATGTGGACTTGGATCGTTTACTCAGCCTCGTGTTAGGGTTGCTGAAGACAAACCTGATATCTAGGTGGGGATGCTGATCCTTCACTAGCAGGTGCTTGGTCCTGTCACTCGACACGAAGCGTCCCTTGGTCTCGACTATGATACCGTTAGGTAAGACAAAGTCTGGTGTGTACGTCCTAGGCTTAGGTACGAAAGGTATCTTTAGGGTTTCGTATTCATAACTGACACCCATAGCATCCAACAACTTAGCGTTGTCTTGCTCCAAGCCTGACCGGAACCCGGCCTTGATAGCACGCTGTCTTACTTTGATACGGGGGGAACCCATAGCTGCCCTTCCTCTCTACGCAACCAGAGGAGGCGTGCGTTCTCAAGAACACGGTCAGCCTCGTAGTCATACGCCTTAAGTGTACGCTCATACATGTCAACCTCGTTGAGAGAGCCCTTCAGTATCTTCTGGGCCTTCTTAGGTCCTACACGCCAGAGACCTACGATGTTGTCCGCTCGATCGCCTGTGAGTATCTGCTCGTAGAAGAACATGTTGGCTTCATACTCAGTAGGCTTGACAGTCGTCCCTCTGTTGAAGTTGAAGATACTACAGGGTATCTGGAGGAAGTCCTTGTCAATAGAAGCGATAGTGACATGGTCGTAGCCAAGCTGAGTAGCCTTGATAGCTATGTCATCGTCCGCTTCCTGATCCTCAGAGACAGTAGCGTTGTACCATGACAGGAGGTAGTCCCTGCAGAACTCAAAGGCTACAGGCTTCTCCTGCTTACGGTTACCCTTGTAGGTTGCCCGCTTAGCAATGTCATACCTGAAGTTACCCTTGCCTGTCAGGAACGTCTGAATACCACCGTTCTCTATTGCATCCCCAAGTTCGTCATACAGCGTCTCATTACAGATGTAGGACATCAACTCGTCGATCTTCTCACCAGCTAACTCAAAGAGTTCAACAAGGTCTTCATTGTCCTCGGCGTTAGCTTCAGCATAGAAGGCTGCTCGGTACACAATGATATCCCCGTCCACTAGGACAGTCATAGCAACTCACCGATCTTAGGTGCCATGTACTGAGGTCCACCATCCAAGTGACACTCCTGATTGAGTACTAGGTTAACCGCATGTACCATCCAGTCACCATCCTTTGGGTGTACGTAGAGCTTCAGTGTGATGGTACCAACCTCATCTGTGTCAACAAGACCCTCGAACACGTTGAGGTAACCCTGTCCGAGCATAGCGTTGTGCATCTGTCCTACGGGTGCACACAGGTCGTTCTCGGCCTCCTGTGAGTAGGCAAAGCCTGCCCATACGACCATGACAGCAAGGAGCACAGCGATCCATGTCACTGCCTGAAGTACGATGTTTCTCATTTGTTTTTCCTCTCTTGGAATTGTGGGTCATCTAAGACCTGTTGAAGATATTTACGAAGCTCTACTACCCCCACCATTGACATAAGCAGACGACAGCCTGAGTAGATGATCTTACGTGCGTCATACTCGGTTGATGTCCCTTTCTTAGTGCCCCATCGCCAGCACGCCTTGAAAATGTTACCCCGGTGGAAGCACATGTCCTGAAACTCAATCAGGTCATTCAGTGTGATAGCCCCGTCGGGAAAGTCATAGTACTGCTGTGGTCCTCCATCTGGTTTAGGGAATGGCTCGAAGTCCTTGGTTATCATTTTAGGTACCACTTCCTTTGTTCATCCACTGTCATGTACACAACCTCTTGGAAGAGTTCGACAGGGTGTACCTGCCTCGTCCCCATTATGTACATCTGGCCATGTCTATAGTGACCACCATAGTTACCATTGATTAGTACAAACTCAAACACGTCCTTGTCTTGGACCTTAGTGATGTTTGCCATGAGGTGGCCGTTGAATATTGTCGTGCCAACCTTTGGTTCAGTCAGCGGTTTAAGTTCCATTGGTTAACTCCTTCCATGATATAGGGAACAGCTTGCCTATCACTTCCCCAATTTGCTTGGCAACTTCTTGTGTCTCCCTCTGGGTGTGGCTGTCAGTCCGCAGGTTGTAGACGTTAGCGAAGCTCTTGAGGTTACCCGTCCAGTACCACTCGGTGTACATAGACTGAGGCAGGACCATACGTGCTTGTTCAGGGCATACTCCAGCATTTATCATGTCCTTGTACACACCTAGGGCCATCACAGGGTCACCCCAAGCAAACCACTCACCTGACCAGTCGTTGTATTCTGGAGGTTCCTTAGAACCATAGTTGTCTGGATACCACCCGTCATGTGGGACAGCCTCATCGCTAGACCCTTGCTTCACATTGTCAGCAGCCTTACGCCATACCTCAGGTTCATAGAACTCAGGTTCATCTGTGACATACCTACGTGACACCTCGTTCCACACCATACCAACCTGATGTTTCCCTAGTTGCCTTGCGACGAACAGAGGGGCTTTGACATGCAGGGTGATGGCGGTGTGACCAAAGGGTGTCCAGTGGTTGTGCTTGGCGAGGTACTTGATGAGCTTTGTGTCAGGCTCAGATAGGACATATTTGAACCGTCGAACTCCCATAGGTTTTAGTTCAACCTTTACTAGCTCACTCTCCTTATTAAAGGATACCCTCGCAGCGTTTACTACGGACAGGTCAGAGCCCATATGGTCAATCAGTTTTACTTGCATTGCACTGGCACCCAGAAGCCATCAAGGATGGGGATAGCTTCATCTAACTCATCAGTCTCCCACCCCTCAAACTCACACTCGTGATCCGCACGGATGACTTTTGTTAACCTTTCTGTGTCTGGTTTAAACGCAAACGCATAAGGGCCAACGTCATCCCCACTCTCTGTTCTTCCTACTACAACATAAACTTTCATCTTTGTGTTTCCTTTTTCTGGAGATTTTCTTGGTTTTGTCAGGCACAACCCTAGGCCTGTACTTAGGCTGTCTAAGGTCCTTGGCCATTGGGTTGCGCCTGTTTCTCACCTTACAATCCTTTCAGGATCAGCTGTCTGGTATCGTTGAACTCGCTCGCAAGCTTACCTGTAGAGAACGCTAGGTACGCTTCAGGTGCGTTCGCGTAGTAGTCGATAGCGATCTCGTGCATGTACCCACGAAAGCTCTCGTTGATAGTGCGTAGACGCTCGTTGTTCTTCTCGAGCTCCTCAACTCTGTCGGTTAGTCGTGCGATACGATCGCGCATTTGTCCGCTATCAGCCATGATTATGGGCTCCTATTTGCGTGTGTTCCCTTATCGTTGTTGCGAGAAGTGTCGCGATCTTTGCCACCTTTGCCGTCGTTGTTGTTGGCTCGTTCGTTGGCGTGGTTACTCGCGTTCGCTTTCAATCGGTCGGGCTTAGGCTTTCCATCGGTCGGGTTGTCATCCTCAGGCTTGTCATCCTCAGGCTTGTCACCCTCTGGGTCGTTGCCGTCAGCAGGCTGGAAGCCTACGCCCGGGCACCAGCGCCAGCGCAGCCCAAGGATGCCGTAGAGAGGGCACTGGATTGGTGTTAGCTCGGGTTCATCCCAAGGGGACGATAGGTTTCCGGCTTTAACTGGGGACGTTGAAAGCGCCATAACAAACGCGATCGCGGCCAATACATACTTAAACATTTACTCATCCTTTTGGTCCAATGGGTCGTTCATTTTGAACTCTACCCCGTTTACCAGCCCCCCGGCTCTTTCCATAAAATCGTTTAGGACAGAGACCCCATCCTCTTCATCAAACACATCGACACCCTTACTCGTTAGGTTAGCAAGGGTGCCTAGGTTTGCAACATTTACTCTTCCGTAGCCATGTGGGCTAAGGTAGTACGAACTTGTATCCTTGTTAATGACCCACCACCCGTCTTCGTCTTGCTCAACTGTTTTGATGCTTGAGTTCAGACGCCAGTTGTCACTAGCAACATAGCCACCTGTCCATGAACAAAACACTTTGTAGGTGTCCATCCATTTACAGATGACCCATCCGTCGGGTATGTAGTCAATACGGTCCATGGTTACATGTCCTTTAGTTTTATTTGGTTAACGATGACTTTGATGTTTCCTCGATAGATACCTAAGTCGTGTAGGTCTTTATCGCTCAAAGACATTAGCTCATTACGAGTTCGTCGGCGTGTCGCCCAGAGTTTATACATCTTCATAATCATTCACAGCTCCTGATAATTTGTCCGGTGTTTTCATCATAGCGAATAGTGCAAGCTCCATCTTCGAGCTCTTCTTCTTTGACCATAGGCTTCTCGTCGTTTGAACTCAGGACCGACCCTGTGATTTCGTTGGGCCGATACGTCGTGCATCCTTTGCAGCCTGTGTTGTAGGCATAGCGATAGACAGACTTGAAGTCTTCAAACGAGATATCCTCAGGCAGGTTCACAGTCTTCGAGATTGAACTGTCAACGTGCTGTTGGGCAACCGCTTGCATGCGTACGTGA